AAGTCGGTGTCATAGACCGTCATGCCAACGGCATTCGGAATCAAGTGCTTCTGCGCCGAAGTCAAACGAGGAAGCAGAATGCCCTTTGTTGACCCCACTACGTCGAGCGCCGCAAACGGATTGGTGCTGAACGCATTACCAAGTGTGAGGGTCTTGTTTATCGCCAGATTAACAAGAATACCCAGCAGATCTGGCGAACCAGAAGCCCAGTGTGGTATCCCGTTGAACGACCAACCAGCGTAGTTGACCTCGTTCCATAGACCTGAGTTAGGTCGTTGCCCGAAAGTGAGCCCGGGTAAAACTCTACTACCGTTCTGAGCGTAGAACGGACCAGTAGGGCCCAGAAGACCATCACGAGTGAGTACATTGTTGAGTTGATTGGCAATGTCCTCCAGCGTAGGATTTGCCCAAGTAGTCGCAATAGTTGTTCCATCGACTACCGGATTCTCAGCCGGCAAGGAATAATTACCTGAACTGTCGCGCGGCATGTCATTACTCCAAATTAGCGGCAGTAATAGTGCGACCAGAGAGATTGCGGATAATATCCTCTATCTCTTGTGGGTTGTACTGCGTAGGCTTCATAGGCCCAGCTTTACCAGCAATACGTCCAGCGCCCATCCTGTTGCGCAAGGCTTCTATTACTGGATGTACACCCTGCGTAGCAGCTTTCAAGCCAGTTTTACTATACAACGCTGCCGCTGCCGCTGCAGCAACTGCTGGTGCGCCAAAACCAGCCAATGCTGATCCAGCAGCAACACCTGCTCCCGCACCAGTAGGTCGAAGCAAGTGAGCAAGTATACCACGACCAGCAGTGCCAGTATCTGCCACTGTGTCAGGGAGGATTTGCTTTGCCGCATTTGTCACATCGTCAACCTTAGACCCTGCTCTATGCAGTTGCTCTGCTAGTTGACGTGGGGTGAAGAAACCAGAAGCAGTTCTACGCCCTGCTTCTTGTATGGGCAGTAACTTCGCAAATGCAGCATCAGCTTCTCTGAGTGCTTGTCGTGATCCTGATGTAGTGCCGCGCATAGAAGTACGTAGTGCTTCTTGAACTTTGAAAAGCGCATCTCCTATTGGTTCGTGTCCTAGACCACCAGTAGAAAACTTGCGAGCAAGGTCTCCGATGTCAGAATCAAGCTTCTTTGCCACTTGACCACTGATTTCAACGCCCTTATTTGCAGCGTCTTCGAATAGCGGCTTAACAAAACGATCTACATAATCGTCTATCTTTGCTTGATGTGTGCTATCGAAGAATGGAACATCCTTCTTAGCTGCGTCTATTGCGTCTTCGATGTTTCGTAGAGCTTTAGTTGGCTCTACCTTGATGTAAGGTAGACTGGTGTCATAATGACTAGAAGCGGCTGCTTTTGCTTCAGCCAATCCTTCAACCCCACCAACTTTGACGCGCTTACCAGTAGGGGCTAATGCCGCGTTAATCTTCTCAAGATTGAAGGACTCCATAGCATCAGCTTTGCCACGCTTGATGACATCGCCAAGAATTGGGACTGAGGTAAGCTTGTCCTCAGTACCTCGAAGAAGACGAGCCATAGTGCTAGCTTGTGGACCAGACACGGCTTGTCCAGGTGTAATATCCACACCAGCGTCAATCAAAGTCTTAGCTTGAGGAGAAACGCTCTCACGTAATCCGCCCCCCAGTACACGTCCAACAACACGACCTGCACCAGCACCACCAGCACCCCAAAGTGCTGCATCCTCTCGATTACCAGGCTCCATTGCAGCTGAGATTGCTGCATTACCGGCTAGATCAGTACCAATCACAGCAGGAGTAGCAAGCTTAGCTACTCGAGTAAGCTTTAGGCCTTTGTCTACCAGATTAGCGGCCTTGAGTACCCCTGCACCAGGGGCTAGAGTTAACCCGACATGACCAGTCAGATTACCAGCAGTACCCATTGCTGAATCTGGTGGTACCGAGTTTTCTTCTGTGGCTTTGCCAACAGTAAGTTCATCAAGCTTATCAGCAACACGCCGGACAGAATCAGGAAGCATTCCAGCTAAACCACGTGCACTACTGTTCCATGCCGCGTTCAAACCGCCACCGAAGTCCTTAATGCCAGACATAACATTTGGTAGACTGAAGTTGCCACCTGCAACAGACTGGTCTTCTTCTGCGGGTGGGGGGACAGTTGCTGTCGAAGCGGGTTGCATAGCTCCGCCAGCCCTTGCTTCGAGCTCTGCCCTACGTGCCTTTTTGGCACGTAGCATTTCCAGTTCTTCGCGAGGATCCATCATGGGCCTTTCCGCAAGCTGTCAAGCTCAGCTTGTTCCTCAGGTGTGAGACCCTTTGGTTTGGAGCGAACAGGGTTTATACCATGACCACCAGTACGCTTGTTGAAGGTTTCTACGACCATTGGATCAAAGCCAGCCCGCATACCGCCAGAATGTGCATTGACTTTCTCAACAATCTGAGGCCAGATAGCTTTGAATTGTTTCTCGCGGAACGTACCATTCCGCATCAGCTCCAGTTCAACTCGTTCAGCCTCAGACATTGTTTGAGAGAGACCGGCTTGGTCGCGCATAACTGCGTTTGCAAACATCGTGAGTAGCTGTTTGTTCTTGGTAGCTTCAAGACCCTGAAATGGTGTAGCATACTTAGTACCCGTTATCATGCCGATACCAGGAATACTTTTCTCCCCGTATCCATCCAGCATGTCTTGAATCTTCTGGGCAAGGGCTACTGCAGGTACAGTATTCTCAGCTCGAGTTGAAAGATGCTGAAGCTGACTACGTGCTTCTCTGGAGTTCTCTACCAGTACTCCAGAGTGTGCAGCATCTGCAGCATACTTCTGTGATGCAGCAGTACCTGCTGCAATAGCACGCAAGGTTGCATCGTGCATCTTCTGGTATGCTGCCAGCTGCTCGCGACTCTGATTCTTGTCCTGCATTTGCGCTTCAAGCTGCTCTCTTTGGAATTGCAACTGAGCCATACGAGTTTGGTTATGTTCTTCCATTCTAGCAGCAGTATCCTCCTTATGTGCTGCTTGAGTGTCTTCGCGGGTGATTTCTTCGCCCATGCCCTTATTCCACAGCATCGCAGCATTCTCGTTGCCGGGAATCTGCAATCCGCGCATAGTTGCTTGAAGAACGGAAGCACGCGAAGGCATAGAACCGGGCATAACTGGGCCTTGGATCATGTTCCCGCCGATATCTTGTGGCGGGTCCTGAGTGGGGGCGGTTGCTTGCGGAAGACCACCTTGCCACGCTCTAGCAGCAGCACCAGTTTGCCGTGCGAAATCTTGTTCGCCAGTATTTGCTTGGTTCTGTGAGTAAGCAGAACCCAAAGCCCCTACGATGGGGGCCAGACGCTGGGTGATGCTCGGCGCGACATAGCGGTTGCCAACCATTGACCCTTCTGGTTGCTCAGCATAGTTCTGCTTGCGGAGCATGTCCGCCAAAGCGCGTTGCTGCTTAAGCTTAGCAGTGATGGGGGCGAAGTCGTACCCTTGTGGGCCGACCTCAGTAGGTGCATCGAAGTTCATTACATTGCCCCTCCCATCTTACTGGCAAGCATACCTCCAAGAGCGCCACCCATCGGGCCTCCAAGAGCCATGCCACCCATAGACATCAAGCCGCCCAGCATGTCGCTCTGCTTCTTCTGCTTGGCGTTGTAATCAGCCATCAGTGCTGCGTACTGGTCCTTACCAGCGCCAGAGTAGTCAACGCCTTGACCGAGACCAGCGTTGGTGAACTGAGCAAAAGCCGGATTGTTCGGATTGGCACCCATAAGTGACCGAAGATCATTGAGTGGGGACTGTCTCAGAGCCTGTTGCTCGGTCAGCATCGCTCCACGTTGATTACCTGCGAGCGCTGCCTGAGCTCCTTGCTCTCCGAACTGCTGTCCGCGTAGAGAGGCGAGCATAGCCTGCAACTGGGTGTTCTGCCCGAACTGCTGTTGGTTCGACTGATTGGCGAAGTCAGCACCCGCCATATCTTGAGCAAACTTCTGGGCTTGTTCCTGGTTCGTCATCCCAGCTGTAGCCATGTTCTGGCCAAAGTTCTGGGCATTACCAGCTAAGCCACGCTGGAACTCGTTGCCGTACTCCTGCTTGCCATGAATGAGGGCCTGGTTCTGCGCATCTGTGTCGCCCTCGTCCAACCGCCGCAGGGCGCGTGTCCAGGCATCCGAATTCTCAGTGATGCCTTGCTGCTTCAGTCTGTTGATCTCACTACCACGTTGAAGCTGACGTTGGGGGGCGATACGCGACATCCAAGCATCTTGGATAGCTTGGTTATTACCCGACGGGTCCATGCCGAACTGACCACCTTGTGGCACAGTTGCAAGTGCTCCTCCCGTAGGCCCAGTGCCCATAGCAGGAAGGCCTTGGGTAATGGCATTGGGATCAACTTGAGCTAACTTGGACGTGTCGTAGCCCTGCCAAGCAGGCAAGCCTGCAGTTGTCAGGGGATTCTGGAGCGAACCCTGCGCTTGACCGAGCAGTCCGCTAGCTGTATCCGTCAGACCCTTCTGTATGCCTCGATTGGCATCGAGCTGCGCTTGCTCGGCTGGGTTCAGAGTAGTAGTCTGAGTCCAGTTTCCACCAGGATCTTGAGTCCAGCGCTCGCTGCCATAGGCAGTTTCACGGTTCGGCCTGTTGGCTTCCGTTTGAAGCGCTAGCTGCTTCTGCTGGTCTGCAGCAGTCTGCTTCGCAAGTGCTGTGTAATCCGGTGCGGGGGGAGGTGCTGATTTCTTGCCCATGTTCGCCTCTGTAGATGTAGCGACACTCCCTGCGCAGCATTGTCATAAGAACCAACGCGCCGTCAGGGTGGGCATCTTCGAGTACCAGTCTTGTCTTAAAACCAAGATGGGTATTGAACCGTAGCGCGTCTTTGTTGCCCGACGGCACTAGTCCAATAACCATCTTAACTTTGCATACATTGAAGGCGTACTGGAATACGACTCCAATTAACTCGCGTGTCAACCACCCGGGTTCCCCTGCGCAATGCATGACCAAACTCGCGCCGTTGTGCTGATCGAAACCAACGCACCCCACGATAGTGCCATTCCTAAGAACACCGATGCAGCGCAAAGCAGGACTAGCCACCAGCCCGATTCTTTCGCATAACCATGTTGATAACTCACTTTGGTTCTCCGTAGAGATCACAACAAGCCACCATTAACAAAGCTGTAATCAGTAGTAACCCACATAGCATCAGCATTAGAACGACTCTTGATAAGAATCGAAGCAGCTACGCCCATGCCTTCTGCACCACTCCAATTACGTTCGGTAGATGATCCACCGCCCCAAGTATCGACCCCCCAAAGAGCGACGTTCCAAAGAGCTCCAACAGAACGTGGAATTGCATCTGGAGTAATTAATGTCTTAGATCCAAAGTCATACAGAATAGCACTGTTGTATGCTACAGGTTGGCTAGAGACCCAGTTAACTCGATACAAACCAATTTGCTTTTGAGAGCCTGGTGAACCAAAGTAGTTGTAAGCTTGTTGTACTTCCGTAGTAATACTCGTGCCACCCGTATCATCAAGCTCAATGTTATCTAAACCGCCAGTCCAAGCCTTGTAAACAGTACCTGCGTAATCGCCAAAGAAGGGTTGAGCACTTACAGTAGTCCAAACTGCTGCGTCCATGCCATTAAACATGGCCCAAGCTTCAGTTATCTGGTTACTGACAAGCTGCTGATTGCTAGCGTAAATGCCGGTTGGGACATTTACAACAAGCATGTTGATTGACGGTACGTATATGAGTTGCCAATCTTCTTCATCAGAGTAGTTATTCACTAGTTCAGAAAGGAGAAATTGGACTTTGTCAGTCTTGAATCTGGCTGCAGCTTCATTAACTTTGGTAGACGACAGCATGTTCACCATGCTTACTACACCTTGTGTAGTAAGTATGTACAAGTCTCCACCAACTTTAGCAAGTGCACGTCTACCACGTACAGGTTGCCCTATGTTGTAAACTCCTACCAGATGCCATTTAGTATCATCACTTGGATCAGTACCACCATAAACAGCTGCGACACCGTTGTTTGAAACAGCTACTAAATGGTCTTCTGCACCGTTACCATCGTCAAGAGTCCATGTAGACAAATATTCGAGATACCCGCCACTGAAGAACAATGGACCAAAGTCAAATGACTCGAATACCCCGTAAATCGCGTCAGGGGGGAGATACCAGCCAACGGAACTGTCCTTCTCAACAGCCCAGAGTCTACGTTGGTGTATCTCGATATTGGTTGCGTTCTTGGGGTCAATTCCACTCCAGGTGTAGGCTGTAGTCCCATCGCCTGCAACAAGAACATGTAGTCCAGATTCATCGTATGCAAAACCATCATCAGCGCCATTGACGCCAAGCAAATGCGAACCTGAGGCATTCACCAAAGAAACTAAGTCCCACCGAGAATTTGAGAGGTCGGTGATAAGTGGAACACCCACTGGACCCGGAGTGGTAATGTCCCAAACACTAGTTCCTGCCCAAGCAAACATTTTCTGAAAGCCAGTTGTACTAGACCATTGCCCTACAGTCCCCAGCTTGTCAACCATGCCAGTTGCATGTTTCTTGTAACCTTTACGAACTGTTACGCCGTAAGATTGAGGCCAGAAGTTAGTAAGGCGTATCGCATCAGTTGCAGGCATAGCAACTAATGAGTCACGCGCATTCAAACCCCCTATAGGGGCTGGAACTGAAGTAACACTCAGTTCTTGCGCGGTGGCATCTTGGAAAAACATAGTTAGCCGCTAGTAGCACTGCTACCAGTGCCTACGTTCCAAGAACCATCTTGTACGGACCTCGGACCAAGGTACGGTGAAGTATCAACAGGTGAGAGTGACAGAATAGGCGCTCCACTATCTTTGCCAGTTAGTGCGTTGAAGATGCGCACAAAATCTGCCTGCACACCTTTAGTCGGAAAGCCCTTCTGTTCGAGAAACTTGAATTTGATAAACTTGATCATCAACCAAGGATCAAACCGAACAACGTCACTATCGCGAGTAACCATATCTGCATTGGCTGGCGGAGCTGCATTGCTCACCCAATACTTGCTGATATACTCCATCGATATGCTGTTAACACCTGACGACTTTGGCCAGATAAGCAACTTGTCATTCATGATCCGATAGCGCTGACGCGGGAGGGCAGCGACTAATGCACCCTTAAGCCAAGCCCATTCTTGAGCTGACTTCGGACCAAGTAGAGGCCAGTGATTGGTACGATCCCACTGAGTTTGATCGGTAAAGTAGCACAGATCAACAGGAAGGGGATATTCCTCCTGGTTTAGCACAGTGGAAAACGCGTACTCTTTGAGCGACTGTTCCCAGTTGTAATAGGTTAGAAGCTCGTTCCCGCTCGAGTTCAACATCGATAACTGTTGGACAGATATTACATCTGTCAGCCCAGTAATAGTTGTCGGACGAGGTAGACCGAGCTCCCCAGACACCTGGGTTAGGATCTGCAGTGCAGTCCAGTAAGCCATAGCTTAGCCTTTGAGTGGAGTCTTCGCAGCTTTCTCGGCGGCATTAGCGGCAACCAAAGCCGCAACAGAAGCTCGCAGCTCGGCGATTTGCTCGTCGCGCTTAGTGAGTTCTGCCTGCATTTTCAGAAGGGGGGCGGAACCAGCTGCTGCGTCGAGATAGCTCTGAGCCTGTGCCTTCAACTGGTGATGGTTCATGAACTTCTGAGCGACGCTGTCTGGCATACCTGCCAGTTGCTCAACTGAATGGATATTCATGTAGTTGAGCTCTGCTACTTGACCTTTGGACAGCCAAGTAACCACGCCGAGTGGGGTGCCAGTGATCGTTTGGGTTTGCTTCCGTTTGTACTGGGCCCACTGCTTCGGGAAGCGATCTTGGTAGCCAGCATGGGCGATGCCCACAGTGGTATCACGCTGGCCAGGGTACATGATGCGGATCATGTCCA